GAACGATCAACTGGAGCAGATAAATTTGCGAAAGTTTTAGCAGTAGCAGAAGTACCCCAGTTTGTTCCAGCAGTATTATGATCCATCCAGTATATATAATTAGAATCACCATTAATTACATTTGCATAATAGTTGCTAGTGCCGTTTGATGTTTTAGCATCAGATGCTTTAGATACATAAGCAAATTTCTCTAGAACATATCCTGGAGTACCTGTCCATAAACCATCTTCATCGATAACGATAATGTGAAGTTCGTCTTGTGAACCACCAACAGAAGTAGCGTAAGTAGAAGTTCCTGGAGCAGTATTGAAGTTACCAGCATATGTCCAAGTAGAGAAACCTACTGAGTCACAGATAGAAACTTTAAGAGAGTTACCCAAAGCACCTGGATATTTTGCAGCCCACTCACCGAAAGTACCAGCACCAGTTGAGTAAGTATTTAAATAATCAGTAGAGTTATTAATCTTAGTTCCGCCAAGTGTAACTGCTGCTGTAAATGTAGAAGCAGAACCGCCACCACCAGAAAGTGTAACAGTTGGAGCAGAAGAATAACCAGATCCTGCGCTAGTAATTGTTAAACCAGTAACAGTAGAAGCAGCGATAGAAACAGTACCAATAGTAGCACCAGTACCAGAACCTACGTTACCAATAATAGCAGTGGGAGCAGATGTATAACCTGAACCAGCAGTGGTAATTACTACTGCAGTAATAGCCCCAGAAACAACAGTAAGTGTACCAGTGGCGGTAACACCACCTGCAACTTGAGGTGCGCTAAATGTAATAATTGGTGAAGTGTATAAAGTACCACCAGCAGAAACCGTAACACCAGTGACAGCACCACCAGAAAGAACTGCAGTACCAGTGGCAGTTGTGCCACTTGCGTCAGAAGGAGCAGAGAATGTTACTGTTGGAACAGAAGTATATCCTGAGCCTGGAGCAGTTCTAGTAACTGAAGATACAGAACCAGATTGAACAGCTACAGCATTTTTAGCATTAGTTGTATCAGCACGAGTTACTAATAGTGCATTAGTATAAGATAGGAAGTTCGCTGCAGTGAAAAACGATTTAAAGTTACCATCAACAGGTTTACCAAAAATCGAAACTAATTCGTTCTCTGAAGTAACCTGAGTTGGGGACAATACTGGACCCCATTGGAAAGCACCAGCAAAAGCACCACGACTAGTAGATACCGCTGGAACGATCGCTGAAAAATCTTTTTCTACGACTGCAACGCCTGGAGATAATTGGAAAGGCATTGTAATTCTCCTTGTTAATAAGTTTTACTTTAGACAGAAATCTTGTCTACCATTTATTTAGTTTTTCTTGGTTTTCTCAAAAATTCAATGGGGCTTTGTCATCATTTCCATCATCATAGAACCCAAAAGGAGTAAGTTCATCCTCAATTGCTTGAATCTGTTTTTCGTACATAATAGTTCTTAGGTTTATGTTATTTAGGTCTTTAAAATATGGCTGAGTTGTAAGCCATCCAAAAAGAACCAAAGGCATAACCAAGTCATCATGGTACCCCTCATCTGCTTCATAAGATCCTTTTTTCTCAATAAAAGTAGAGATTTCAGAGATCGTATCCGCATCAGTGATCAATAGTTTATTTTCCTCGACTAAAGATTTGAAGTTATGACATCCAATTCGTTTAATCTTTTTATCAGTATTAACTCCGAGTTGAGTTTTACCTCCACCGAAACCAGCACCGACATACTGCCCATTTGTTTGACGATTAACAAACAGTATATTCTCGTATTCTAATTCATTATACAAGATATGGGCAACCTGTTCGCTAACATTTATCTCAAGTAAGAGATATGCTTCATTATATTCTTTACCTATTTTATATAAGATATTAGGATATAACAAAGGACTAATATCATTTTTTCTATATTTTGCAACAATTCTATATGGTGCCTCAGTAATATCAACTACTTGAAAAGCAGAATAGTCACCACCAACACCTTTTGCTACGTCAGCCACTAGACAATATGTATGACCTTTTTGTGGTCTTACATAAACATCTAATCCATCTTTTTCATAAATTCTAGGATCAATAGACATCTTAGCAATAATATCTGCAGAGATCAAAGTTAAACTAGAACCAAGGAATTTACATGCAACCTCTTGATTATATTTAAGTTCACCAAGCATTGCTTTCTGTTCAGCTGCCCATTTATCATCACGTCCAGGAATTTCCCAATACGGAATAAACAAAGCAGTAAAACCATTCCTACCATTTTCAGCATCATTCCAGAATTTCCAGAAGTGATTATAACCAAGTGGTGTTGAGGATAAAAGAATCTTTGTTGTTTCACCAGCAGAAATAGTAGGGTAAACAGAAGTAAAGAATTCTTCAGCTACGTTGTTTGGAATAATGGCAGCCTCATCAACATAAAGTAAGTTAACAGATTTACCACGAATACCAGAAGTAGAGGTAGCAGCAGTAAATACTTTAGAGCCATTTTCTAATTCTACGTCACCTTTATTCCAAGTAGTGACACCCTGTTGCATCCACAAAGGAAGCATCTCATACATAGTCTGATAACGATTTAAAACTTCTCTTGCAGCAGTTGCTTTGTTTGCCAAGATCGCTACGGTTTTATTCGCCTGAAACAATGTATACCAAAGGATATATGCCGCAGAGGTAGTAGTCTTACCTTGCTGGCGACCTTCCATAAGGATAACACGTCTATTATTATGAATTACATTTAATTTATTTCGCTGGCATGGGTATAAGTTAAACAACTGTAGACCATGGTCAAGCGTAACGATATAACAGTAGTTCTCAATAAAGTAAAGATAATCTTGAGCACATCTCATGTACTCTTTAATATTGTCTGGTGTAAAATCAACAACAACACCAGCAGCTTTTAAATTCGAATTCGAATTATATATTTCAGCCATTTATAATCCTTGGCCAGTCCACTGCTCCGAAGTAACTGTTGCAGTAGTCACATCACCTTCAGCCACATATGCTCTGTGAGCACCAGCAACTTCATTCTCACCAATATTTGCATTGACCTGAGTAATAATACCCTGACCAGAAATTGGACCGTATATATTAATTTTCATTTCAAAATTTAGTGTATGAGTAACAAATCTTCTATCATTAAATGAACCATCATACTCATCAACTACCTGAACGCTGTTTAAAATAACAGGAACATCCATTACGATTCCCATTTCAGGAACCATGTTAATTGTTAAAGTATATTCAGGTGTAAATGTAGGGAGGATTTGCTCAATAATTTGCATACCATCTTCTTGAGTTTTTGTTAACACATAAAGAGATAAATCTAAATTATATGGGACAGGAGTATATACAGTTGGTTTAGTAGAGTTAGATGCATCTGTTTGAATTTGCTGCATACGATTTAATTTGCGCGATGAATCGTATTGATATCCATTAATTTCAAACGACATTCTTGGTAATGTTATTGAAGTAACATTATTTTCAATATCAGGTTGTTGATCTAAACGAACCAACCATTTTTCTTTTGGAGCATAAGAAAGTGGAACTTGTAAACGCTGAACAGTATCACCATTAACTGAGTCGCCTTGTTTACGATCAATATAAATGTCACTGAATAAACGACCAAACGCTACAATAGATTTTCTTATAGAACCATGGTAATAAACATTTCCATTAAGCATTGTTTATTTCTCCGAATGGATTTTGCTCATCAAAATTTATAACACCAGTTGCGGCAGATTTAAATGCATCATTTTCACCGAATCCGTCAGAAGATTTATTAATATCAATATCAAGAGTACTTGTTGCTGCGGCACCAGTACCACCACCGCCAGTAAAACTAACAACTGGGGCTGTTTGATAACCAGTGCCAGCATTTGTAAGAGTTATTCCAGTAATCTTATTAAGATTAGGTCCAGAAGTTCCTCTAATTGCAGTAGCTGTGGCACCAATACCAGTAGAACTTAAAAGAGTAACTGTTGGAACAGAAGTATATCCTGAGCCACTATTTGTTAATGTAATAGTATGCACACGTCCATGGATGTTTCTAGTTGTATTTGTGCTGAATGTTTTAAGTGATTCAAACGCATCAACTTCTGCAAGACCAGTATCAATTCTTTCTGAAGAGTACTGGAATAATTCAACTTGTAATTTATAAACATAGAGTTTACCAAGTTGATAGAATGGGTCTTGATGTTGAACAAATTTAATTTCGAATAAACCACCAGTAAGTGGAAAGTAAATTAAGTCGCCTTCATTTGGACGAGAAGGAACAGTAGTTACACCATAACGACCAATAAATTGATTCCAACGTCTACGAGCAACTACTAGAGTTGCAGACTGTTCAATCATTAAACCAAACTTCTGAATGAACGCACCCTGCCCACCAAAAGAATCTACGTTCTCAAAATACATTTCAATAGGAAATGCAGTTTTAAATTGAGAAAGACGATCTTCACCGAGAACATTATCTTTAGAAACTAAAGATCTTGGAATGTAAAAAACTTCATTACCATAAATCTTTAAAGACTCAATGATAATATCTTCAATTAGGAACTGTTCGTTTTTAGTTCCCTGAGAAAAATATACATTTACTGTAGACATCTTATCCTAAGAAGAATTCTAGCGGAGCTGATTTATTTTGTAGTTCGTCTTCTAAGATTTGAATTTCATTCATGGCTTCAGCATACAACTTATCACCATCTAATGTTACGCCACCTGGAAGTTGAAGTCCTGTAAATTTTTTAAGGTTGGTACCCCATTGACGTTTGAATTGAGCAGAAGTATAACGCTTGATCCAGTTTTCATTCCATACCTTGGAGAACTCAGCTGGATCTAAAGCACGATATGCTTGAACGATAATATAATCGCCTAATTGAACATCAGTTGCCCAGTTAATATCTAGGTAAAGACGA